GTTAATATGTCCGAGTGGGAACAAGAGAACGAAGCCTTCCTGAAAAAAATCGGGCAGGTTAGCACACCAACACCAAAGCCAGCATCTACTAAGAAAGACGAGGAATAATCCTAATGGCTGTATTTCTGAATAACAATGTAGGCGTTAAGATTAACACTGTTGATCTTAGCGACCATGTCACAGCAGTAACAATCAACCGTTCATTCGATGAGCTTGAAATAAGTGCCATGGGAGATTCTTCTAGAAAATTTGTAAAAGGTTTGGAAGCATCAACTGTAACCATCGACTTCCTTAATGACACAGCTTCAGCAAATGTTCTCGCAACACTTCAAGCTGCATGGGGAACAACAGTGACAGCTGTATTCCTACAGACCAAGGGAACAGCAGTATCTGCTACTAACCCTCTTTACACTGTTTCAATTCTTGTCAATAACACTACAGACATCAATGGTGCTGTATCAGACATTGGCACACAGTCAATTACATTTACATGTAATTCAACGATTGCAGTAGCAACTACAGGCACATTCTAAACAAATAAAAAAAGGGGCAGCTCATGGCAAGACTAAAAATCGTTCGTATAGATGGAAGCGTTATCGAGGGTGAGATTACTCCAGCAGTGGAGTATTCATTTGAGCTATACGCTAAAAAGGGCTTCCACCGCGCTTTTCGTGAAGACGAGATGCAGACTTCGGTGTATTGGTTGGCATGGGAAGTCACACGCAGATCAGGTGAAACTGTTAAGCCTTTCGGGATTGAGTTTATCGAGGGATTAAAATCCGTTGAGGTGTTGGACTCAGACCCTTTAGCTTAAAGCGCGATTATCCATTCACCTATTTAATAGCTCGCTTGAGCATTAGATTGGGAATCGCGCCACAGCAGTTATTAGATTTAGACCCAATAATGCTTCAAGCCTTGTTGTACGGTCTTAAAGATGAAGCAAAGGAGATAAGCGATGCCAACAGAAGTAAAGGGCGCAATCGCACTTCGTAAGGCTCTAAAAAACTTTGCTCCAGACTTAGCTAAAGAAACTCAAAAAGAGTTAGGCAATCTTCTTAAGCCGATTACTAATAAAGCTAGAGGATTTATCCCTTCACAGGCTCCTCTGAGTGGATGGGCTAAAAGTAGTTCAACAGCTTGGGGCAGTGATCGTATTTGGAATACAGGAAAAGCCAAGCGCGGTATTGGATATAAGACCACACCATCTAGACCTAATAAGCAAGGCTTCAGAGCACTAGCTCGCATTGTTAATGCTTCTGCTGCTGGTGCTATTTATGAGACTGCTGGTCGCAAGAATCCTAATGGTCGCGAGCAGGCTCCTATGGCTAAAGTTGTGCGTGAGAGTCAAGCCAACTATGGCAAGATGATTCGTTCTGGCACTAAGAATCAATCTAAAAGCAATAACCCGCAAGCAGGTGCGCAATTTATCGAAGCGATGAATAATTATGGGCAGATAGTAGATGCCAATAATCAGACTGGTGCAGGTCGTAGGTCAGGCAAGATGAAAGGTCGCGCAATCTTTAGAGCATGGAAAGAAGATGGCGGGCAGACTAACGCAGCAGTTATTAAAGCTATTGAGAACTCTAAATTAAAGTTCTATGACGCTATGGGAGTTAAATAATGGCAGTTGATCCATCAGTAGTCATTAACTTAGCAGCTGAATACACTGGCAATAAAGCCTTTAAGCAAGCCGATACTGCTGTAGGAAAACTCAATAGCAATGTCAAGAAACTTGCAGGCACATTTGGTATTGCATTTGGCGCAACGGCATTAGTCCAATTTAGCAAGACAGCAGTAAAAGCATTTGCAGCGGATGAAGCAGCAGCCCTTAGACTTAACCGAGCAGTAGAGAATCTAGGCATTGGCTTCGCTAATCCTGCCATTGCTGACTACATTGATAAATTAGAAACTTCAGCGGCAATCGCGGACGACATTCTCCGTCCAGCGTTTCAGGGTTTGCTTACTACTACTGGCTCATTAACCCAATCCCAGAAACTTCTTAATGATGCAATTACTATCAGCCGAGCGTCTGGCATTGATTTAGCCACAGTTACACAGGATTTGGGTAAAGGTTATGTAGGAGTTACTAGAGGTCTAGTCAAATACAACTCAGGTTTGACAAAGGCTGAACTTACGACACTGTCATTCAATGAAATCTTGTCAGTTATTCTAAAGAGATCAGCTGGAGCAGCAGAAGATTACCTAACTACAACTTCTTACAAAATGGATGTTTTAAGCACTGCAACAGGAAAAGCTAATGAACTTATTGGTAAAGGCTTTGTTGATGCTTTATCTCGCGCAAGCGGTGGAACAGAAGCAAGCGATGCCACAATCTTCTTGGAAACACTTGCGGGTGGCTTTAACAAAGTAACCCTAGCTGCTGGTACTGCTATAGGAGCCATTCCATCACTTATTAAAAATGTTAAAGACCTTGGTAAAAGTATCTTTTTTGGTTTTGCTGGCAAACAAATTGGAGTCACTTTAAGCACACCCTCTAAAAAACCCATCCAATCTGGCTCTAACCTTAATAAATCAACAGCAACTACTGAAAACAAGATTGCCAAAGAGAATCTTAAAATTAACACTGCACAGTTAAAATTGGCTAAGGCCAAGTCAATCTTTGACATCCAGAAGATTCAGATTGAAGCTGCTCTCAAGGGCAAGATTTCAGAAGAAGATCGTATTCGTCTCAAGCTCATGCAGGCTATTGAATCTGAGAACATTAGCCAGATTGAAAAATACACGAAACTGCTTGACGATGCTCAGAAGAACACGGAAAAGTTAGTCAGCACCCTTGCAGGCATTAAGCCTTTAGATGATATTTTTAAGAACTTTAATTTTATGTCTGTCAAAGAACAATTAGCAAGCCTTGAGAGTTATTTCAAGAATTTTGCTGGTTCTGCTGCATCTGCTTTCAATTCTTTAGCGGCATCGCAGAGAGCTGCACTTGGTGGTTTTGTTCCATTTGCAGGAGCAAGCAATGCATCTTTAGGCATTACATCAAATGGTGGAGCTACTACATCTATGCCATCAACAGTTGGTTTAGGCAAAACTGGTACAGGTAATCAACTGCCAGCAGGCGTAACCATTAACACAAATGTGAATACAGGTATTGGAGACCCAGAAACGATAGCCCGCGCTGTTGAAGATGTCATTCGCCAAGCTGTCCAGCGTGGAACATCGAGTTTGCTTCTACCAGTATGACATGGCTTCCAGAATGGCGTATTACAGTAGGAACTACTGTTTATACAAATGTAACCTCAGTTAATGTCACTACTGGTCGTATTGATATTGATCGGCAGTGTCAAGCAGGTTATGCCCGCATGGACATTATCAACGCAACCAATGCTCTCTTTGACATTGATGTAACAGATTCCCTAACCCTAGAACTTAAAGACAGTGCTGGTGTATATGTGCCTGTATTTGGTGGCACAGTTTCAGATTTCAGAACTTCAGTTAGAAGCCCAGAAGAAACTGGCTTTGTTACTGTTGGTTCAATTCTTGCAGTAGGTGCTTTGGCTAAATTGCCTAAAGCTATTTACACAGCAGCAGTAGCCCATGACTTAGATGGTGAGCAGATTTCTATTATTCTTCAGGATTTATTAGTTAATGAATGGATAGAAGTAGCACCTGCTCTACAGTGGTATAACTACGACCCGACTACCACATGGGCTAATGCAGAAAATGTGGGCTTAGGCGAAATCGATGCTGGGCTATATGAGATGGATAATCTCCACGCAGCAGACCGCAACACACAGACTTTAGTAACCCAGATAGCCGATAGCGCACTAGGTCTCCTGTATGAGGACAAACAGGGGCGCATAGCCTATGCAGACGCGGATCATAGAAGCAACTATTTAGCAGCTAATGGCTCGACCCAATTAGATGCAAATTACGCAACCCCATCCAGCGTTAAGTCCATCCTACAAATTGGCAAGATTCGTAACAGCGAAATTGTGCGTTATGGCAATGACTACGGCAGCACTTATTCAGCTACAGACGATGCTTCAATTACGACTTATGGTCGTTATCAAAAGAGCTACGACTCTAATATCCGTTTTCTTGCAGATGTTGAGGATATTGTAGAGCGAGACTTAGCCTTGCGCTCAACACCTAGAACACAGCTTGACCAGATTACTTTTAGACTCGATAACCCAACAATGCCATCTGCCCAACTAGACGACCTTATTAACCTGTTTTTTGGCGAGCCAGTAGTTATTACTAACCTACCCTTTAATATGTTCGAGGGGTACTTCTCAGGCTTTGTAGAGGGCATTTCACTTGCAGCGACTCCAACTTATGTTGATGCAACTATCTATGTCTCACCTACAGACTTCTCACTTATTGCCCCAACATGGGCGACAGTAATCCCAACCAATACCCTTTGGAGTGGCGTAAATGCTACACTACAGTGGTCTAAAGCGATCGGAGTAATAAACTAATGGCAACAACAACCCCTAACTTTGGTTGGGCAGTGCCGACCAGCACTGACTTGGTCAAGGATGGCGCAGTAGCCATTGAGACCCTAGGCGATTCAATCGATGCATCTTTAGTTGATCTAAAAGGTGGCACAACAGGTCAGGTGCTTGCTAAGGCATCTGGAACAGACATGGATTTTTCATGGGTTGCGATTGACCCTCTCGTAATTTTAGATGCTAAAGGCGATTTGATTACTGCAACAGCAGCCGATACACCAGCTCGCCTAGCAGTAGGCACAAACGGTCAAACACTCGTGGCGGATTCTTCCACTTCTACGGGCTTGAAATGGGCTACGCCAGCAGGTGGCGGTGGCAAAGTCTTGCAGGTCGTGGCTGCTTACACAACATCAGCAACAAGCAATGCAACTTCAACTTTTGCAGACACAACTTTAACTGGCACCATAACACCGACACTTGCAACAAGCAAAATATTGGTACTTGTGTCTCAAAATGGATTGAGAAAAAGTAATGGTAGTGCCAATAACGGCATAGCATTGAAATTATTTCGCGGCGCAACGGAATTGCTTAAGTTTGCAGATGGCTCATTATATACTGGCACAGCCATTACTAACACCGCCTCTGGGTCTGTTGCTTATTTAGATTCGCCTGCAACAACATCAGCAACAACATACAAAACTACTTTCAACAATCCAGCCAATGCTGCCGTCACGGATGTGCAAGTTAATGGCGAAACTTCCTCAATAATTTTATTAGAAATAGGTGCATAAAATGGCAACAGGCGCAGATGTTTTAACAATGCTATGTCCAGCAGGTGGTTGGATTATTGTTCAAAATGACTTTGATTTAATCACTTGGGTCGATGAAAGACCACGCTGCACAAAGGCACAATTTGAAGCAGGATTTGCTCAATATGATGCTTGGAAGGCAGAACAAGATGCAGCAGCAACAGCAGACAAAGCAGCAGCACAGGCTAAACTTGCTGCACTTGGTTTAACTGCTGATGACTTGAAGGCACTTGGGCTATAAGTGGAACACTTGACTAAGATAATTGCTCATGAAGCCAAGACTATCTAGAGCTGCTACTCAGTTACGAGAGCAGTTCGATGATTCATACCCAAGTCGTGACCGCACATCGGATGGCTGGATCGGTGATACTCGACACGCAGCTCGTCCTAGCGATCATAATCCCGATGCTAATGGTTGGGTTCGTGCCATCGATGTGGATCGTGATGTCAGTGGTCGGAGCAAGCCAGACCTCATGCCAGATATTGCAGATCAGATTCGTCTCCTATGCAAGTCTAAAAAAGAAAAGCGTATTACCTACATTATCTTTGATGGTCGTATCGCCTCAAGCAAAAAGGCTTGGGCTTGGCGAACATACGAGGGTTCAAACAAACACAACCACCACTGTCATGTCTCGTTTTCGCAAGAAGCTGACAATGATGGTGCTTTTTTTCAAGTACCTATGTTAGGAGCCAGTAATGAATGAACTAAAGACAGCAGCAGGTTCTTGGGCTAGAGCCTTCTTAGTAGCAGTTATCTCAATGGCAGCAGCAGGAGTGACAGAGCCTAAGGCTCTTATCGCAGCAGGCGTAGCCTCAATCCTTCCACCAGTGTTGCGCTTTCTCAATGCTAACGACACAGCTCTCGGCATAAAGAAGTGACGCAGCAGGACTTCTTCACTTTCTATCTAGCAACTCTCGGAGTCATTGGGGGTCTTGCTGGTTATGTGATTACACATTTGTTGTCTGAGATTAAAAGACTCAACACGCGAGTTGATGAAATCTACAACATCTTATTAGACAGGTAACATTCTGCTATGGCAAGAAAAGCAAAAGAGCTAGAGGAGCAAGGCTACTCAAAGCTAGATGCTTACTGCATCGGATTGCATGAGTACTGGAAGTCATTGCGCAAAGCGGGTTTCGCTGAAGGTGTTGCGTTATTTATGATTACCGATACTCAGTCTTATCCTGCATGGATTCTGCCAGACCCAGTCGATCCAAATAGGTTCGGCGATTACGAAGATGAGGACGATGACTAAACGCCGATACTTGGTTATCTCGGATTTACAAATCCCATATCACCATGAGCAAGCTGTTAAGAATCTTATCAAGTTAGTAAAGCGAGAGAAGTTCGACCTCATCCTTAATACAGGTGACGAGTTGGATATGCAGAGCCAGTCTCGCTGGGCGCAGGGAACTAAGTTAGAGTGGGAAGGTACGCTAGATGCTGACAGAAGCCTTGCGCAGGATATTCTCTATGAACTCGGCACAACAGATGTCACTCGGAGCAATCACACAGACCGCCTATACCACACACTATTACGCGCACCTAGCCTCATCGGATTACCAGAACTGGAATACGCAAAGTTTATGGACTTCGCTGGACTCGGAATCCGCTTCCATAAAAGACCATTCGAGTTTCATAAGGGATGGGTCTTAGTCCATGGCGACGAAGGATCAATGAACTCCAATGCTGGACTTACAGCTCTTGGGCTGGCTAAGAAGTTCGGCAAGTCTGTGGTCTGTGGTCACACGCACAGGGCAGGCATTAGTGCCTTCACAGAGGGCATAGGAGCCTCATACAGGACTCTATGGGGCTTAGAGGCAGGAAATGTCATGGACAAGAAGAAAGCCTCTTATTTGAAGGCTGGGAGCGCTAATTGGCAGATGAGCGTAGCAGTTATTGAGACGCATGGAGACCGCGTTAGCCCGATGCTAGTGCCTATAAATAAGGATGGGTCATTCACCCTTTATGGACGACTTTACGCTTGATGTAGTTCGCACCATCGACACGATGATTGATGAGGCAGATTCGTTACCATTTCGTTATCAAAATATACTTGATTAGTCTGGACTCTATGCAACACTAATCCTGTAAGCAACCAAGGGCGTTGCTACAGATAGGTACAAAAATGAACGCAGAGACTAACCAGTTTATACAAGATGTATGCGAGATGTTTGACAATAACAAGATTACTGCTTCAGAGTTAGCAGAACTTTTATTATCAAAGCAGGTGTCAGCATGAGCAACAATGACAAACTGCTAATTATATGCCTTATAGGGGCAGGTATTAGCTTTATTATATGGGCGTTACAATCCTACAAAGAAGCCTATGATCGTGGCCATCGCGATGGCTGGCATAAAGGCAGAGCTGTGAATCGCTCAGAGTTCTGGTCAGAATGAAACATGCAGAAATACTTAGTTCTGCCACTGATCTATATAAAGACAGAGGACTCGCTTATGGTCACCCAAGTGACAATATGGTTAGAGCAGCCAGACTCATTAGTGCCTACCTTGAAATGCCAGTGGAAGATTACCAAGTCGCAGTTATCCTATCGCTGGTCAAAATCGCAAGAACAATCGAAGATGGAACAAGAGTCGATTCTTGGATTGATGGAGCCAGTTATCTAGCAATCGCTGGACAACTACAAACAGAGGAGAATGAACTCTATGTTTAATTTAGCCGATTACGAGCCAGTAGAGGTGAGACTTGAAAAGTTTATTAAGGACTATCCAGATTTTCGTATTAGCACTGAGTTGGAAGTTGTGGAAGCTAGTAGATATATTGTTAAGGCATATCTCTATAAGACTAGCCAAGATAGCATCGCATGGGCGACAGGGTACGCGGAAGAAACAGTTAGCACTCGCGGGGTCAATCAAACTTCTGCACTGGAGAATTGCGAGACATCTGCTATTGGCAGAGCACTTGCAAATGCGGGTTATGCTCCTAAAGGAAAGCGTCCTAGCAGAGAAGAAATGAGTAAGGTTGCACCTAATCATCCAGCACTTAAAGTAGTTAAGGATCAACAAAAGCCTGCACCACAGGACATTAAAGAGGGCGATGTAGATTACTGGACTACACCTATTGGTGCATATGTCAAGACCACACTAGCTCCAGTAACACTAGACGCAGCAATGGCAACAGTTACAGAGATTCTAGGTACGGCAGAAGCTATGGATGCACCTAGTTGCAATCATGGCCACATGGAATGGCGCACTGGTCATTCTGCTAAGACTGGTAAAGATTGGGCTGGATTCTTCTGTGCCACCAAGGGTCAAAGTGGTGGCATGGATAAGTGTCCAACGCATTGGTATAACTTAAGCAGCAGTGGCAAATGGGAACCACAGAAGGCGAGGGTATAATGGGATACGCAGAGTTTCATACAGCAGACGGATGGGTCAATGTCGAGGACATTCCTATGATTGACACAGTTAATTGCCAACTATGCAATGAGCCAACACTGGCATCTGACATTACGATCACTGCAAGAATTGAAGCAGGTGTAGTAGTTGCTGGCACTTGGTCATGTAACAAGTGCAGGGCAGTCAATGGATAAGGAGACGCTACTTATGATTCTGACATTAGCTCTATTCATTGGCGGCATTGCAATGGGTTACATGGCTGGGATGAATCATTAGTCAGCACAGAAAGCACAGAGGTTTTCGCACAGAGCGAGTTGTAGCTGAGTACCTATCGACTCAGTGGCAGGGCGCATGTGTGGGAAGGGGTAGTGGCAAGGATATTGTCAATGTGCCATTCGATGTTGAAGTCAAAGCCCGCGCTGGATTTCAACCGCTTGCGTACATAAAGCAATTAAAGGCTCGGACATCCATTTCGGGGGAATTGGGATTCGGAGTCATACGGCTAAATGGGCAGGGAGAAGATGCAGCGGAGTATGCCTGCATCATCCGATTAGCTGATCTCTTGCCACTACTCATATTAAAATACGGACACTTAGATAAAGAGCCTAAAGAGACTGACATCGAACGATGCAGCTGTGGTTCATGGATGATTG